CGGATTTCCGGGGAGAGCTATCGACGTGAGTCGAGAGGTGCGGTACAGGAGAAATCTTATGCCTCATTCTGCAGTACTAGTTGAGCGAGTCGAACGCGTGCCCATAACGGTGGTTAAACGCCACCCTGGTGCCCCCGGTTACGAGGACAAGACATATGCCCATGCAACACGGGCCTTTGTCTGGCGCGCAGAGCCTGCGTCCGTCTCCAATCCCATTCGAAAGGATGGGACGAGAGCTCCGAGTGCGTACTACATACACTCGGTCGTATTTGCTCAACGATCGGCCAAAAACGGTACATCCCCCCCTGGTTGGGGGTGGTGGATCCCGGGGCCGCAGGAGTGTGACCCGTGGAACGATATGGGGTTTGGCAACCCCAACGTTACACTAGCAGCAAAGGACATTCAGTTGAAACTACACTCTAGCTGGTTACAGTGGAGGGTGGACGACCGTGCCCGTGTTGCCCTTCTGAACAAGCTCGCGGATGCGAGCAAGAAGGATGAGTGGTCATTCGGTGTGTTTGCCGGGGAGTTCAGAGAATCTGTTCGCCTCGCGTCCGATCTTGCAGGACGTCTAGTGAGCTGTGTGAAGAATATCTCACGCCAGTTCTCATTAGAGCAAGGAGTGGTCGCCAACGTACTCAAAGTATATGGTACCCAAGGTCCCAAGGCTGCGTTAAAACAGCTCGGGTCAACGGATATCGGTCTACTAGAGAGTATAGTGGAGGCTTACCTGGTGTATCAGTTTGGGATGAAGCCATTATTCAATGACCTCGTCACCGCCAATTCGCTTTTAACGGCGAGCGTCGATCCGGGAAACTTTCCGGACCCCTACTTCGAGGCAGTAATGCGAGGTGGGGCTGAGGATTCCACGACATCCACGATTCACTGTGGTCATGCGTGGGCCGAAGGGCTAGGTATGGACTGTTATGCTAAGGTGGTTGAGACTCTTAAAGTGAGCTATTCATGTCGCTATAAGATCCCCCTCAATCCAACACTCCCTGAAAAGCTTGGGCTTTACAATACCGCGCTTGTCGCGTGGAACTTGGCCCGGTTCAGTTGGATGGCAGATTATGCCACCGATAGCAGTGAGTGGCTTCGCAGCCTCCTCGCTGGCCAGAGATGCCAATTTCTGGAAGGATCGTGTTCAAGTGTTGCAAGAGCAAATGTCGTTAGCGGGTACTCCGTTGAGGCATTAAATGGGCCAGTCGCCATCGATCCCATGAAATCAGCAGTGCTGTTCCATTCGTTTCGGTTCAACCGGACGGTGGTTACGGGAGGTGTGTTTCCGCCTTTGCTGCCGAGTTCAAAGTTCGACCTGGGGGTCTCCCAGTTGGCAAATAGCATCGCGGCTTTAACCACATTAGTGGGGTCGCGAACCCGGTCGGGTCCTCCGATCATTAAATTTTAAGGACACATAACATGTCTTCCATCGTTCTAAACTCTAAGACCTATGCAGGTGAGCCGGGCTCGCGCCCCGCGACCTGGGTAGAGCGTTCACTTGGCCTCTTCGCCGGATTCTCGTTCCTAACAGGACGGGTCACTTCCGCATCGAAGAAGATTATTGTCAAGTGGAATCTCGCTATTCCTACCCTGGTACCTGATGACAGCCCGTGTGGCTGCGCCGGTCAAGTCAAGTACACCACGTACGCGACTGTTGAGGTGCGTTTCCCGCCGAGTATCACTGCGGCGGAGCGTACGGACGTCAAGGCTCGTCTACAGTCTCTCATGACAAATGCTATCGTAACTGATAGCATTGAGAGCCTGGTCATTGCGTCACCGTGACGTAATGATGAAACATGACTAGCCTGCTGCAGTCATCCCGACTGTAGCGCAATTGGAGAATCATATGCTTGACAAGTCTGCCAACCATAAGCCTCACCGCGGTGGGAAACCACACAGTAAGGTTGCATTCATCCGACGTCCGACGCAGGAGCGCCTGAAACGGTTACATGAAGCGTTAAATCGTGCCTTACCCATTTCCATGGGGGAGGTAACGACGGAGCGCCTTAAGGCCTTACAATTTGATGCAAATGAACGTATGGATCCTATGTCATTCAGACAACGGTACCTAGACGCATGTGTGTTGAAACGTTGGGTTGGTTCCTCCGATATAACTGCTGAAGACCGCCGGATGGCGGCGCTTCAGGATCTTTACGATTCTGAAGTTGGGTGCAAGTATACAAATACACTGTTTTCCAGGATTCCAAATCTGGAAGAGGGTAGTTGTACTGTTCCCCACCATGTTATGCAAGTCTTCAAACGGGCCCGACAGATACTTCACAGTATCCTAGGGGAGTTCCCGTGGGAAGAATTGCCGCTTTGTGTTGACTTTACACCTGGTGCAACGACTGAAATGCCGCGCAAAGCCGCACACAGGTCAAATAAGTGGGTTAGCACCCACATAACTGCGTCAGCTCTACCCTACGGTATGGCGTATCGTCATTGGTGTTACGGTGATAGGCTTCAATTGTCATCGGGCACACATGGCATGCACCCCGCGTGGAAATCTCCAGAGTTTTCGGTGATTGGCCACAATACCGTGTTCACAGTGCCAAAACGCATCGACACTGATCGGGCGGCTTGTAAGCCCGCTACGTGGAACGGCGCCCTCCAGAAGGGTGTCGGAACGCTGATCCGTCAGCGTTTACAACGATGTAAGGCTAAGTTGCTCCTTCCGGATGCCCAAGATGTTCATGGGCTTCTTGCGAAGTTGGGAAGTGTCACAGGCCATCTGAATACCGGCGACCTCGTCGGTGCTAGTAATAGTGTGACTGTTGGTCACATTCATGCCTTCTTCCCAAGCTCTTGGACTCGAGTTATGAACGACCTCAGAGAGAGGTTCGGTTATAATGAAGAGGACTCCTCCCTAATCCTATGGGAGAAGATGAGTACGATGGGGAATGGTTATACATTTGAAATGGAAACCGCCTTATTCTATGCTCTATGCCAAGCAGCATGTGGCAATTCAAATGCTGTCAGCGTCTTCGGGGATGATTTAATCTACCCCGCCTTCCACCATGACAAGGTGGTTGAGACCTTTATTTGGGCCGGGTTCACATTTAACCGGTCTAAGACCTACCATGGCGCCTCGCCTTTTCGGGAGAGCTGTGGGCGGTACTATTATAAAGGTGTAGACGTTAAACCGTTTTACCTACAACGTGTTCCGTCCAGTATTGGTGATATCATCAAGCTGCACAACGACGTGATGTCGTGGTTAGCGGGACAACATGGAACGGATGTTAACGCGTGGCAATCGGTTGTTGACGAGTGTCGCGACGTTGTTCCTAAGTCATTCTGGGGTCCTCCTGGGATGGCGGGCTGCCTTTGGGCAGATGTAGATGAGTGCCGTCCTATACGGCACGCTGGGTGGCAGGCATACCAGGTTAACTGCGTGATTAATGCTGTGAAGCATGAAGCACTAGGTGACCATGTAGGCCGGTTGCTATCTCAGTTAGGCGTACAAGGCGATTCAGTTCGAAACCGGTTGGATGGGTACTACCCTCGGGGCGTGAGCCTCACGGGTTACCCATTGCTCCAGTATTTGAACTCGAACCTCTCTAAACCCGGTTTCCGGAGCGATCCGGAGGGTGAAGAGCGAGCCATACGCGCAACGGTTGATAAGCAAATGTGGACTAAGGGCTATTCTACAGAATTATTGCATGAGAATCGACTCCGGTTGGTTTACGTGTAGCTGTGGAGCGCTTAGCTGGCCACTTTATCGTGGCCACACTTACTTAGGAGAGACTGCTGAGAAGCAGCCTTTAACCTAGGAGGCCTACTCTTTTTTACATGGGTAGGGGTCTTTGACCAGGTCTG